CCTCCGTATGGCGGCGGCGGTGGTGGCGGAGCTGGTGGCTATGGTGGCAATGCATCTAGTGGATTTGGTTCCGGCGGCTCCGCCGTGGGCAATGCAATATCCGGCACTACACAGTATTATAGTGGAGGTGGCTCCGGTTCTGATTTATCTGATGGTGGCAGTCATAGTGATGTCGGCACAGATGGACTCGGCCAAGGCGGCGGTGGTGCATGCTATAATGGTGGCAGTAATGCTGCCGTAGCTGGCGGCCGCGGTGGAAATGGAATATTCATCATTCGGTACCGTTATCAATAATGCATATAAATAGGCTTTACCATGGCTATTCCAACTTCTCGTCAAACACTGATTGATTATTGTCTGCGTAAACTCGGAGCTCCCGTGCTCGAGATCAATGTTGATGATGACCAGCTCGATGACCGCGTAGATGAAGCACTGCAGTTCTATACCGAGTATCATTCAGACGCATGCATCAAGACTTATCGTAAGTACAAGGTCGTGGCTGATGATCTTACGAATAAGTATGTCACCTTGCCCGATTCATTCCTGTTTTGCTCCAGAGTGCTGCCGCTGACAAATATGTCAATGGGCGGCGGCATGTTCAATGCGAAGTACCAGATGATGCTGAATGACATCTACGATCTTCAGTATGCAGGTGCTATCACCAATTGGGAGATGACAATGCAGTATCTTGAGCTTCTGGACATGACACTCAACGGTACTCCTCCGGTTAGATTCAATCGCAACATGAATCGGTTGTTCATTGATGTGGAATGGGGTTATTCTCTCAATGTCGATGATTACTTTGTCATTGAAGGCTATGAGGCCATCGATCCAGAAGCATTCACTGATATCTACAATGACATTTTCCTCAAGAAATACACCACAGCGCTGATCAAGAGACAGTGGGGCGAAAACATGAAGAAATTCGAGGGCATTCAACTTCCTGGCGGAGTCACCATGAATGGCCAGAAGATTTGGGATGAAGCAAACGAAGAAATCACCAAACTTGAAGAGGAAATGCAACTGAAGTACGAGTATCCTCCAATGTTCTTCACGGGCTAAGAATTTATGCCGCGTTCAGTCTATTTTTCACAGAGTGTTAAATCAGAACAAAATCTGGTTGAGGACCTTATTGTAGAAGCACTGAAAATCTACGGGCAGGAGTTGTACTATCTGCCGCGCAATATGGTGTCGCGCGACATGATTCTCAATGAAGCAGTAGAGTCTAAATTCGATGCGGCATATTCGATTGAAATGTACATCGAAAACACTGATGGCTTTGGTGGAGACGGTGCTTTCATGTCGAAGTTTGGATTAGAAATACGAGAACAAGCAACTTTTGTTGTTTCCAAGAGACAGTGGGAGAAGCTTGTTGGTGTTTGGAATAATGGCATCATCTCAAATCGACCAGCAGAAGGCGATCTTCTTTACTTCCCATTGACCAAGAGTTTCTTCGAGATCAAGTTTGTCGATCATCAATCGCCATTCTATCAGTTGTCTAAATTTCCATGTTATAAACTGCAATGCGAGCTCTTTGAGTATGGCAATGAAGAGATGGACACAAAGATTCCAGCGGTCGATGATCTTGAACTCAAATATTCCACGGAGACGTGGGTCGACATCGTGGAAGGATCAGTCTTTGCGATCGGCGAGCTCGTCAAGCAGGTTCTTGCTCCAGCAACGCTTTCTACACCAGCATCGGAAATCTATGGCAAAGTTGTTCGGTATGATCAACAAGTCGGTAAACCTCTTCGTGTAGCGATTGGCGAAGTAAAGACGAATACAGGCAAATTCGCTAAATTCTATGCCAGTGGAGACCAGTTGCTCATTTCTCAGACTGGTTCTGCGACAGCAACAATCACAAAGGTCTATGAGATCAACGATACTGAGGAAAATCTCACATTTGTCAATAATGACCAACAGGCTCAGAATAATGCCATCGAAGTAGAAGCAAACAGCATCCTCGATTTCAGTGAAGTTAATCCGTTCGGAGAGCCGAACAATATCTAATGCTTTCGTCACATTTTTATCACGCGACACTTCGCAAGACAATTGCTGCCTTTGGGACGTGCTTCAATAATGTATCTGTTGTCCGCAGAGATGCGAATGGAAGTGTCATCAATATCCAGAGAGTACCATTAGCTTATGGTCCCAAGCAGAAGTTCCTGACGCGCATCGATGAGCAGCCAAATCTGGATGACACTAAGGTCGCAATCAAACTGCCACGGATGAGCTACGAGTTGACCACCATGACGTATGATTCATCGGTGAAGACTAATCGTAATAATACAATCAGTAAAGTTGATCCGAATGATCCACTGCATAGGAAGACTGTCGGCGCATATGCGCCGTTCCGGCTCGGTGTTCAATTGAGTATCATGGCTAAGAATCAGGATGATGCGCTCCAGATCGTCGAACAGATTCTGCCATATTTTCAGCCAGAATACACCATCACGATCAAGGATGTGGAAGGTCTTGATATTTCGAATGATATTCCCATTGTACTGACATCGGTACAGATCACCGAAGAATATGAAGGTGACTTCATTACGCGTAGAGCTATCGTGTATACGCTGGATTTTGAAGCCAGAGTCAGACTTTATCCCGGAACGGCATCAAGAGCAATCACAAAGAAAGTCATTACAACGTTTCTCGATACTGATACTCGCCAACCAACGGAGCAAGTAGAAGTCAAAGTCGACCCACTCACTGCAGAAGAAACTGATTCGTATGTGATTCTGGAAAAGATCACGCCATTCATGAATACTTCTTCTTTCCAGCTTACTGTTGGAACAGGAACTGGCGTATTCACCATCGGGCAGGTCGTCACTGGCTCAATCTCTGCCACTACTGGCAAAGTAGTATCTTTTGCTAATAGTATTGTCACAGTGCATGATGCAGATGGACCATTTGCGACTGGCGAGACCCTTACCGCTACCGGCGTATCGCGACCGATAACAAAAGTAGTAGCGGTCTACTAAACCCGCTTCCATATTATGAGTACAGAAAAACTTGATAAAATGAAGGAGATGTTGGCGGCAAATCTTCCGGTTGCTGTTGCTCCTGTTGTCGACAAAGACATCAAGGACATTGATGATGATTACGACTTCTCTCGAAAGACCTATCGCGAGCTCGTTACTCAGTCCAATGAAGCTATCAAGTCAATGCTTGAACTGGCCAGTGCTTCGGAGCATCCCAGAGCATTCGAGGTCTTGTCCACAATGTTGAAGAACACAGCAGACATGACACAGAAATTGATGGACCTACAGAAGGACAAGAAATCCATCAAGAAAGAAGCCAATGCCGGTCCTGCTGCACCTACTCCAAATCTTACACAGAACAATACTTTCATTGGTACAACATCAGACCTGCAAAAGCAGTTGATCGAACAACTCACCGAAAAGAACGTGACAGAGACTGCAGTTATTGTAAATGGCGTCACCTAATCCAAACTTCTTTGTAAAGCCCAGTGACTGGGGTTACATGGGCAATCCCCTGGTCAAGCGCGGGGGCGTGAATCAGACATTCTCCAAGGAAGAAATTGAAGAATACAAGAAGTGTATGAAGAGTCCCGCGTATTTCGCAAAGACATACGTTAAGATCATTCATCTAGACCGCGGATTGGTTCCCTTTGAGCTTTATCCCTATCAAGCAAAGATGTTTGATCACTTCAACAAACATCAGTTCAGCATTGTGCTTGCTTGCCGTCAGTCAGGCAAGTCGATCAGTTCAATTGTGTACTTGCTTTGGTATGCTATTTTCCATCCAAATAAAACAATAGCAATTCTAGCAAATAAAGGCGCAACAGCCAGAGAAATGCTAAGCAGAGTTTCACTAGCACTGGAAAATCTACCGTTCTTCCTTCAACCAGGATGTAATGCGCTCAATAAAGGTTCCATCGAGTTTGATAACGGTTCTCGTATTCTTGCTGCAGCCACATCCTCTAGCTCGATCCGTGGTTATTCCATCAATCTGCTGTTCCTGGATGAATTTGCATTCGTGGAAAATGCTGGCACATTCTATACTTCGACTTATCCAGTCATCACCGGCGGCAAAACTGCTAGAGTTATCATCACGTCTACCGCTAATGGAGTCGGTAATGTCTATCATAAGCTTTGGGAATCAGCCGTCCAAAATGTCAGCGAATACAAGCCATTCCGTGTAGATTGGTGGGAAGTTCCGGGCCGAGATGAAGAATGGAAACGTAAGACGATATCTAACACCTCTCAGTTACAGTTTGACCAAGAGTTTTCTAATAGCTTTGCCGGAACTGGTTCAACATTAATCAACGCCGAGACATTGCTGAGTCTCAAGGCAGAGAACCCGATCTTTACGCAGAATGATGTCAAGGTCTTTCGTAGACCTGTGCCAGATCATCAATACATCATGACAGTTGACGTTGGCCGAGGTAAATCCCAAGACTATTCAACCTTTGCCATTATCGATATTTCTGAGAAACCATTTAGAATTGCTGCTGTCTTTCGAAATAATCGAATCAGTCCGATTTTATTGCCGGACATCATCTATAAATTTGCACGGATATACAATAAAGCTTATGTACTGGTTGAGTCGAACGACAATGGTTCCGTTGTATGCAATGGTCTTTATTACGACCTCGAATATGAGAACATGTTCGTTGAGTCCAGCATTAAATCATCAGATATTGGCGTGTTAATGACGAAAAAGACCAAGCGAATTGGTTGCTCAAATCTTAAAGACATGATCGAGACAAAGAAGCTTCTCATGTGCGAGGCTGAGACGATTATCGAATTAAGCACTTTCGAAGCGAATGGAACTTCATATGAAGCCTCAGAAGGCAACCACGACGACCTCGTCATGAACTTGGTTCTATTCGCTTGGTTTGCCGCGACAGATCAATTCGCTCAGATGGCAAATGTTGATCTCAAAACAATGCTTTACGCAGAAAGATTACGTCAGGTTGAGGATGACATTGCTCCGGTTGGCATATTCACTTCGATCGAGGACGAAAATGACAGGAGATTCACTTCCGGAGGAGATACTTGGATCATCGCGGTGGGATAATCACTCAAAACACTCTGGGGTATAAATAAGACCTCTAAGTGAATTTCCGTATCATGTCAACTTATCACCGCTAAATAACACAACATATGTGCGCATTTTTAGTTTCCCCAGGAGTTCAAGTTAATGAGATCGATCTCACTAACGTCGTACCAGCAGTATCAGCCTCTATCGGCGGATATGCAGGTGCTTTCTATTGGGGCCCAGCAGAAGAAATCGTAACGGTCGGGTCTGAAAAAGACCTCGTGGCCAGTTTCGGTGCTCCTACCGGCCCAGTAACCACAGTAGCAGCTTATGCTCGCTCTTTCCTAACAGCAGCTTCATTTTTGAAGTATGGCAATAACCTCAAGGTTGTTCGCGCAATTGCATCTAC